CGCTTCGGTGACCTTCGCGGTCAAGCTCTCGCTGGTCTGCCTCAGTTCCGATTTCGTGCTGTAGGTGACGGGGATGTCCGCGTCGAGCCTGTCCACGCCCTTCTGCGCGCCGTTCGCGGTGCTTTGGGCCTTTGCCGCATCGGCTATCGCCTTCGTGATGTCGGAATCCTTGATCAGGCTCCACGCATACGTTTCCCCGTCCGTGCTGCCCCAACGGTAGGAGTAGCCGGTTGACGTGTCGTAGTAGACGTCGCCCGCATGCTGCTTCCGCAGCTGGTCGGTGGCCCACGTCGAGGCGGGCGCGTTCGACGCGGTAGGCTTCTGCGATCCGGTCCACGTCTCCACCGCGTTGTCCGCGATGTTCCGCAACGCCTCCAACGCGCTCTTGGTCGCATAGGTCTTCTCGACCGTGCTGGTGATCCCGTCCGAGGTCTGCTTCAGCTCCGACTTGCTCGCGTATGCTGCGTCGGAATCCTTCTTCGACAAATAGTTGGTTTCGAGGGTGGTTTTGACCTCGCCGGCGGTCTGCACGGCCGTGGAGGACTGGGTGAGCGCCGACTGCGCGTCATCGTATGCCCGGTCGGCGGTGGTCTTGACCGAGTTCGCGGTCTGCACGGCCTGCGTTGACGCGGAGAGCGCCTGGTCCGCGTGCTCGACACTGTTGGATACCTTGGTCTCCACCTCGCCCAACTTGGTCGTATGCCGTTCTACGATCGCCTTCGTGCCATCCAATTCCGTGGCGAGTTTGTCGGCCTTCGACGCGGCGGAGGCGGCAGTGGATTGCGCGGTGCTTGCCGCGTCCTTGGCCTCCTTCACGCCTTTGACGGCCTCGTTGCGCACCGACTGCATGCCGTCGATCGCGGATTGCGCCTTCGAATCCGCATTGGCGGCCGCGTCCTTGGCCTCCTTCACGCCGTTTTCCGCGTCCTCTCGCACCTGTTCCATGCCGTCGACGGCCGCGTTGGCCTTGGATATGGCGTCGTCGGCCTTCTGCGAGATTTCCGTGGTGTCGATGAGCGGCATCCTGTTGCCGTGCTGGTCCACCAGCACGAGCCCTTGGTCACCGGCCTGCTGGCCGGCCAGTATTCCAGTGCCGTCGCCCATCGGCCAGTAGCTGCTGCCAGCGTTGGAGGTCATGCGCATTCGGGCGAGCCTCAACGCTTCCAGTCCGATGCCGAGCGCGGGGTCCCCGGACGGCACGATTTCGGTATGCACTGCCATGTGCGGTTCCTTATCTGATAGGGTCAGTCATCACGTCGAACGTGAGCTTGACTTGCGCGGTTTCGTCTCCGCTCATTTGCATGAGGCGGGTCTGGTAGATGCCGTCGTTCATGCCGGGGAAGCCGTCGAGCGCGATCTCCATGCGTTCGCCGGGCCAGAACGAGCCCAAAGGGTTGACGGGCAGTCCGGTCGAATCATGGTCGTTCACGTTGACTTCGCCCTTGATCTGCATGAGTGGCAGCCGGTTCGCGTTCAGGTTCCCGCGTGCTGAGGCGGCCAGCTGCTCGGCCTTGTCCGTGTCCGTGTTGGAGAGGGTCATCTCCCTCAACGGCCATGGGTCGGATTGCAGGCACAGGCTCAGATCCTCGGCCAGATAGCCCAGTTGAGCCTTGTCGCTGCCGGCACCGGCGGCATAGACGCGCATCACGGGGCCGATGTGGTCGATGGTCACGTTCTCCAGGTCGCCGCCGTATCGGCGGCAGTAGAGCCGGTGCACGGTGGACTGGCCCAGATGCACGTCGCCGTCGGACGCGGCCTGGAAAGAGAATCGCACGGTGTTGCCCGCGAGATACGGGCGGAACTGCATGTCGATGCCGTTCTCGGTGTTCGCGATGGATTCGAGTATCTGGCGGCACGACTGGTTGCCCGCGTCGAAGCCCTTGAAATCCATGGAATGGTTTCCCGATTCGCCGCGGTTGTTCCAGTCGATGGGCAGTCGGCCTCCCGGTTTCATGTCGGTGCACATGTAGCCGACCTGCGCGGCGATGCCCCGCCACGAGCCGTGCAGAGTGAACTCGTCGCTGGTCGTGCTGTTCGCCGCCCTGCCATACGTGTTCTCTCGTACAAGGATGCGCGAGTCCAGCAGCTCCATCACGCTGTTGAGCGTGAAGCTGGTGTCCTGCCACGAGTCGGTGCGGGGGCTGATCGAGCCCATGAGGATGGGCGTGCCGAGGTCCTGCGGGTCGAGGCTGGTTTTCCAGAACAGGACGATGGAACGCTTGTCCTGCGCGAGCATGGCCACCCGTTCCGCAGGAGTGCTGCCGGGCACGCTCGTCCACGGCAGCGTCAGGCCGCTGGCGTCGTATTCGCCGGCGCCTTTGTCCTTGGTGGTGGAAAGCGTGGAATCGGACACCGATATGCTCCACGCGAACGAGGGGATGTCGATGGGGGCGATGAGCTGGCCGGTGATGGTGTCCGCGATGTAGGCTCGCCAGCTCACTAGTCCGCCACCCCGGAATCGCTGACGCGCAGCTGGTGGATGCCGTGGATGGTGACCGGATAGGTCAGCCCATCGGCGTTGCCGGCCACCCAGACGGCGACCTGATGGGCTCCGGCATTGACCTCGGCGTCATAGGAAACCGTGTACGGGGCGCTGTAGCGGGTCGCCATAATCTCGTCGCAGGGGCCGACCACGGTCGGGTTCGTGGTGGGCGTGTCGTTGATGACCTTCGCGTCCAGGCGAATCTGCATGAAATAGCTGCCCATGGGCTTGTTCGCGTCGTCGCCGCTGCCGGAGGGCACCGTGGCCGACGCCTTCCATTCGACGGTGACCAGACGTTTCGTCGGCACCGCGAAGTCGATGCGCAGCAACTGGTGGTAGACCATCTTGCCCGCCGAATCCTTGTCCTCGGGAATCGGATAGTCGGCGGTCGAACGGGCGATGGCGAGCCTGCCGAGCGAAGCGCCGGAGGGAACCGCGTAGGTGGCCGACCGGTACATGGTGCTGCCCGACGTGGAAGTGGCGTGAGCGGGCATGAGACGGATGCCTATGCGGGTAGCGCCTGCCGGCACGCCCGGCACGGACGGAGTGGGGGAGGCGTTGCCCTGCGTGACGCCGATGACCACATGGTTGTCGGCATCACCCTGGGTGGGGTCGTTGGCCCTGATCCAGATGCAGTCGATGCGCGGCTGGCTTCCGGTGGCGCTCACGGCGGGGGTCTGGCCTCCGGCCCAGTACGCTTCCGTGTATCCGTCCGCGTCGCCGCGGGAGCATACGGCCATGCCGGCCCCGACGCTGTAGGTCAGGTCGCCTCGACCCGAAACGTTCAACCCGCTCACGATGCCGGTGTTGGCCCAGTGGGCGCGGATTATCTGCCTGTGCGTCAATGGCGTGACGCCCGCGCCGCTCGAATCCGGTGCGATGCCCAATGCGGTGGTAGCCATGATCAGACCTCCAAAAAAATACGAATAGGGGAAAGGAAAACGAATGGGGGAAAAGATGGGGAAGTCACATCCACGTGTCACGGACGAGGCAGTCCACGTAGCCGGTGCCGGCCGACTGCAACGACACCGACAGGCTCCCACCCGACTGCACGGTCGGGAAGCCGCGCGACATGAGATAACGGCTCACATCACGGCCTCCCATCGTCGCGGTGCCCAGCCGGCAGTCCAACACCAGAGGCGTTCCGCCAACAGAACCCGTCCACCGTATCGAGGAACCGCCGGAGAATTGCAGGATGACACCGCTGTCGAAACCCCCGTAGACGGTGAACACGGGGTAGGCGCGCGAACTGCCGTTGTTGAGCAGCGTGCCGACATTGCGGGAGTCCGTCGCCTGCCTGCCGTAGGTCAACGGGTATACAAGCCCCGCCCTGGCACCGCCGTAGAACAGGCCTCCGCGACCGTCTGATGTGGGCTTCAACTGGCAGCGGTGCGGAGTCCAGCTGAGGCGTTCGGGTCGCGGGCATACGAAATGCAGTGTCAGGTCGTTTTCCAGCGTGGGGTGCCATGCGGAGCTGCGGCCCATCTGTGCCAGATAGCCGTCCACGTAGGTGTCCTCCCCTCCGTCGCTGAATCGGAGTCGGGCGTTTCGGTGGGCAAGCCGGTTGATCTTGCGCATGATGGAGAGCAGTTCGCCGCGCGACAGTCCGATGGCCTCGTAGTGCACGGTGACGGTGCGAGCCGAATAGATGAGGTCGGATTCGGGCACGTCGTGCGCGCCGTCACCTTGGCCTCGTTCCGTCAGCTCCACCTTCGCGTCCGGCATCGTGTCCCAACCCTCGACCCCGTTCGAGGTGACGTAAAGGCCACGGGAACGGGAGTCGTCGGGGTTGAAACGGCATATCAGCGTGCCGCCCGCATAGAGTTCCCCGAAGTGCGGGTACATAGTCCACAGATCGCTCATATTCGGCTCAGCCTTCCGACGGTTTTCACCGCGTCGCGGTGCAGTATCGACCCGGCCACATACAGGTCGTCCGCCGGACGAACGATCTTCTGCTGGAACACCGGTGCGATGGTCTGGTTGACGGTCTGGTTGTTCGTGACCGGCTGGCTCAGCACCATCGGGTTCGGCTTGTAGAACCTCTCACGCGGAACCTGCCTGCGGTTCATCGCCGCGTACAGGTCGGCGCCGTAGTAGTCGACGCTTTTCACGTTGGACACGAATTCGCCGCTCTTGACGCGCGCGTTCGCCAACGTGATGTTGTCGCCGCCCATAGTGGTGGCCTTGCCTGGCAGGAGGCCCTCGACGACACGGCCGCCAGTGGCGTAGCCGCGCATCGAAACCCCGTAGCCGTTGAACAGGCCGCCGGTCTTACCGGTGGGGATGTTGCCCATCGCCCCGGCAGGACGATAACCACTGGACGAATACGTGCCACCGTTGGAATCCTCATATTTACCGTGAATCGTGAACCACTTGTCCGCGATTTGCATGTTGTTCAGGCCTTGGATCACTCCGATGGCCTGATCGTCGTTGGCGTAGATGTAGCCGGTTTTCGGGTCGATGGTCCAGCCGTTCGCTTCGGCCACCTTGGCCAGCATGCCGCTGTTGTCCCCCTGCAGCAACCCGGTTTTCGGGTCGATGGTGGCACCTGCGGCGATGGCCATCGCATAGTCGAACTGGGTCTTGTCCAGATCGAGTTTGCCGGTTTTCGGGTCGATGGTGGCACCGGTGGCTTCCGCGATCTTCTGCATCAGGTCGGTGTTGTCGCCGCTGATGCGCACGGTCTTGTCATCGATTTTCTCGGCCTTCAGCTTCACGTTATCGAGCGCCTTGCTGGCATCATCGGTGATCTTGATTTTCACGTCGATGCCCTTGGCGGCGGTATTGCTCAGATTCTCGATGCCTTGACGCAGTACATCTGCCTGACTGCGGGTCAGGCCGTAACGGTCGGCGAGAGCGCCTGCGGCTTGTTCGCTCATGCCCGCGGCATGGGCGTTTTCGATGAAGGCCTGGCGGGCCTGTTCGAGTTTGTCTCCGGCTTGTTGGGTCGCTGCTGCGGCGCGGTCGTTGGCTTGGCCTTCCTCAATGATCTTCTGCGCGGTGTCCTGTGCAGTGGAGGCGAGGGATTGCAGGGCGGATTGCGAGTCGTATGCCTGTTTTTCGTGTCCCTGGAGGACGTTGCCGCCTTCGTCGAACACACGCCCGTTTTCCGTGATGCTTTCGTTGAGGTCGAGTATCCCCTGATTGAGTTTGGTGATGGCCTGGTCGGTGGTCAGGTATGTTCCCGGCAGGCTGAGCCAGCCTTTCACAAGGCCGTCGATGGCTTCGGTGAGGTCTTCAGTGCTTGTCGCGGCGCCGTCCGCGCTGTCGGCATAGTTGTCAGTGCCCTCGGCGGCCGTGTCCGCACTGTCCTTCGCCTTGGCGACCTCCGTGTTTGTTTTGCTGACCTGCTCCTTGGCTTTGCCGACCTGTGAGGATAGTTTGCCGTAACTGTCGTTGATGCTGTCGATCTGCATGGCGGACATGTGGCTTTTCGCCTCGTCCAGCTGTTTGTCGAACAGTGCCTGCGCCTTTTTGGAGCCGTCTACCGCTTCGGCGAAGGTACTGTAGTCGATGCCGGCCTTGTCGAGCGCCTCGCCGAGCGAGCCTAGTCCGGTGGCGAACTTGTCGCCGAAGTCCCATGTCTTGTCCTCGCCGCTGGCGATTTTCTTGATGAGGGTTTCGACGGAGCTGCCGGACTGGTCGATTGCGCTGGAGAATTCGCTGATGTTGGCTTTCGCGTCCTGTGCGGATTGGGCGAACCCCACAAGCAATGCCCCCGCGACCGTCAAGGCGATGCCCCATGGTCCGCCCAAGGCGGCGAACAGTCCGCTGCCGATGCTTTTCATGCCGTTCATCGCGGTCTGGCCTCGTGTCAGTCCGTTGGCAAGCGTGCCGGCGTTGGTTGATGTGCCAAGCATGGAGGTGCCAAGTTGGATGATGCCTTCCTTGAGCAGTGGTATGGCGGTGATGCCTCGCTGGAACGGGTCGAGCATCAGGCCGAAGTTCCGTGCCGTCTGCGAGCTGCTGGCGTTCAATGGCCCCATGGCGGAGTGCAGGGCGGTGAAGCCTCCTGCGAGCGCGGTCATCAGTACTATGCCCTGTTGTACTGGTGCGGGCAGTTGGCTGAACGCATCCACCAAGGTGTCGAGCGATTGCACGAGGGAGCGCAATGGTCCCTGACCTCCCTCGCCCAAAGAGATCATGAGGGATTCGAAAGAGCCGCTCAGATTCTCCAGATCGCCTTTCAGGTTGTCGTTCTTCTTGGCGGCGAGGTCCGCGGCGTAGCCGGATTGGCTGACCTTCTTGGTCCATTCGTCGATGCCGCTCGCGCCCTCCGCGTAGAGCACGTTCGCTCCTTGGATGGCGTAACTGCCGAACATGGTCGCCATGGCGCTGTTGCGCTGTTCCTGGGTGAGCCCGCCGAGCTTCTCCTTGAGCTGTCCGGCGAGACTGCTCATGCCGACGAAGTTGCCTTGCGCGTCGTACAGGGATATCCCATATTCCTCGGTGGCCTTCCGCTGTTTTTCGGTCTGGTTGGTCAGTGCGAGCAGCACGGAGCGCAGTTGGGTGCCGGCTTCGGCTCCGATGATGCCTTGGTGCGCGAATGCGGCCAATGTGCCGACGGTGGTGTCGATACTCAGGCCGAACTTGCTGGCAGTGGAGCCCACGTTGTTCAACGCCTCGCCGAAATCGCTTACGTTGCCGAGGGCTTCGCCGGCTCCTGCGGCGAGCAGGTCGGCGATATGCGTGGCGTCGGCGCCGGTCAAATTGAATTGGGCCATGGCCGAGCTCATGTATTCGGCGGCTTGGCCGACTTCCATGCCGTCGGACGCTGCGAGGTTCAATGCGCCGCTCAAACCGCCGGAGAGAATATCGGAGGTCGATAGGCCGGCTTTGCCGAGTTCGTTGATGGCGTCGGCGGATTCGGTGGCCGAGTATATGGTGTCGGCGCCGGCGTCGATGGCGGCCTGACGGAGCTGATTCATCTCATCTGCGCTGGCTCCGGTGTTGGCCTGCACCGTCGACATGCTGGCATCGAAGTCCGCTGCCATCCTGACAGCGGCGACGCCCAGTGCGGTGGCGGCGACTCCGGCCGCCGCTATGCCGGTGGTGATGAGCTTCGATTTGCCTCCGGCGGCTTCCATGGTGGTGGCCGCCTTCTGGCTTTCGCCGCTGACCTTGGCCATTCCGGCGGTGAAGTTGGACGTGTCCGCGAGCAGGCGGACTGTGATGTTGCGGTTCAATCCGCCTGCCATAGCGGCCTCCTGAGATTTATCTTGGTTTGATTCCCACAGTCAATGCGGACTGTTTCAGCTCGTTCTCGTCCGCATGGTCTTTCTTCCACTCGTCGAGCTTGAGGGATTGCATGAGCGATATCTGGCATATGCCGACGTCGGCAGTGAAATGGAAGGGTGTCTGCTCGTCGTGGCAGACCGAGAGGGGCATGCCGCATTGGGGGCATAATGAGTGTTCGTATTCGTCGAGCGCGAGCATCCATTCGCGTTCGGTCGCATCCCATTCGGTTTCCGGCGTGTAGCCGGTGATGCGCCGATGTTCGTCTCGTTCCACCCGATACGATGGTTCCCAGCCGAGCCAGCGTTTGTAGCTGATGCCGAGCTTTTGGCAGATTCTCAGCTCGCGGACTGTCTGCGGATTATCCGCGAGGCTGATTCGAGTGCGTCTTTTGGGTCGATGAGCTTCGCATTCAGGTCACGGATCGCGTACCAGATGGGGCTGATCTGGCCGTCGGACAGTTC